GTCCGAAACTGCCCTTGAAGCGGCCCTTATCAACATCTCGTTGACCAAGGATGACCGTGGCCTGCTGATCGGCGCCCGCGCTGTGAGCCTGCACATTCCTCCGCAGCTTCAGTTCGTTGCTCACCGCATTCTGTTCTCCGACCTGCGCGTCGGTACGGCGGACAACGACACGAACGCTATGAAGGACATGGGCCTGTTCTCGAAGGGCTACACCGTCAACCACCGCTTCACGGACACGAACGGCTGGTTCATTCGCACTGATGTGCCGAATGGTACCAAGATGTTCATCCGTGCGCCGCTGGCCACCAAGGACGATGTGGACTTCCTGACGGGCAACATGCGCTACAAGGCCCGCGAGCGTTATAGCTTCGGCTGGTCCGATTGGCGTCAGTGGTACGGCTCCTCTGGTTCAACCTAATGGATTGGGGACTTCGGTCCCCTTTCCTCCATTCTCAAGGAGAATCAGATGACTACTTTTGCTTTCCCTGTCAACATCGACAATCGTGAACCGGCTTCCGGCTCTGTTGTCGACATGACGACCGCCCGCGTTCCGGGTCGCTTTTCGGTTGTCGTGAATACTGCCAAGACGGGCACGGCGGCGGGTGCGACTACCATCCCCCTGTTCGTGGCTCCGGCTGGCTCCAACTTCTACGAGTGCGTTCTCGACATCACGACTGCCTACGACAATCTTGACACCAAGATCACCGTCGGCACGTCAGCGAACCCTGCTACCCTGTATGCGGCTACGTCCGTAAACACCGCAGGTCGTCGCGCTTACGCTGGCACGGGCGCCCAGGTCTCTACCAATAGCATTGTGCTGGCGGCGGATACCACGGTCCAGGCCATCGTGTCTATTGCTACTTCGGCTGTGACGGCAGGTTCCGTCATCGTCCACGTTGTGATCGGCTAACAAGCTGTGGCAGGCTCCTCCTTCGGGCGGGGTCTGCCTCACTTGCTTTAGGAGCAAGCCATGCCCGGCATTAAGACTATTCGCGTCATTCCCTTTCAAGTCAGCACATCCGCTGCCACAACGAGCGATCCCATCGACCTCGACTACCGCTTTGACGGTTCGCCCGCGCGTTGCTTCTGGGTCCAAAAGAGCGCCGCCGCTGGCCCATCCATCTTCTTGGAAGCCGCGCCTTTCGAGACAGGTCCGTGGATTGCCTTCGCTGAAGTGACTGCCGCTGTTACCACGACCCTCGTCCAAGTCATCTTCGACGTGCCCTATGTGCGTTCCTCGTATGCGGGCGGTGGTCCTCTCGTCACCATCTACGGAGTCGTCTAAGGAGACGCGCCAATGGCAACCAGCGGCGTAGCCTCCTTCGATCCCACTTTCGACGACATATTACAGGATGCTGCTGCCATGGTTGGTGGTGGTCCGCTTCTCGCTGACGAACTCATTAGCGCACGGCGCGGTCTCGATTACCTCCTCACTGATCTTCAGAACCGCAACGTCCTCCTGCACAAGATCGAAACCACCGTGGTTCCCGTCTCAGCTTCAGTGTCGGCACTGACGTTCGGCTCCTCCATATCGGACGTTCTAGTCGCAACTGTTCGCACCTCCTCCACCGAAATGGTGCTGGACCGGGACGGCTACGAGCGCTGGGCCGAAATCCCCACCAAGTCCGTGACCGGGCGCCCCACTCGCTATTGGTGGGACCGGCGCCGTGACTCCAACATCATGCACGTGTGGCCACTCCCCGACCAAACTTACGACGTGGTCCTCACCATCCAAAAGAACGCCGAAGACACGCTGCGCGCTTTTGACAACATCGACGTGCCCCGGCGCTTCCTGCCCGCGATCACCTACGGCCTAGCCCATTGGATCGGCATGCGGCGCGGTACCCGTGCAGATGCCAACCGCCTCGTCATGATCAAGACCGAATACGAACGCCTCGTCCGCGATGCGATGCGCGAAGACCGTGAACGCGGCAACATCCGCATTAAGATTGGACGCCGCTAATGGGCTACACTTATAGCACTCTTGTCGCCGACATCCAAGCCAACATGGAAGAGGACTCTGCCGAGTTCGTCTCCGCTTTGCCGTCCATTATCGAACGCGCCCAAGGCTACCTCCAGCGGCGCCTCGATCCCATCAATACCTTCCGTTTCACGACCGTCTCGGTCAGCGCCTCCTCCCGCACCCTGTCCTTACCTGCTGACCTCCTCGTGCTGAAGTCCATTCAGGTATGCGCGACGGGCGGCTGGTCCACTCTCATAGAGCAGAACAACGAATTCCTCACCGCCTATTGGCCTGACTACACTTCGTGCGCGCCCACCAAATACTATGCGCCCAAGGACAACGCCACTATCTTCTTGGCGCCGACGCCGCCCTCCAATGCTTCGGCCCTCATCGAGTACATACCGCAAGTCACCATTCTGAGTTCTGCCTTCCCCACGAACTACTTTTCGGAGCGCGCGGACTCGGCTTTCTTTGCGGCAGCCATGATGTACGCCAATGCCTGGACCAAGAACGCGAATGCGGTCCAAATCTGGAAGGGCATTGCCGATGAGGAACTGGCGGTCCTGAATATCGAGTACACGCGGGCACGGCGCTCCGACACTTCTAATCGCAATCTCGGCTCGCCTGAGAACACGTTGGCAGGGCAGCCCTAATGTCCGTGTGGCGGATGTGGTCGGTCTGTGACCGCTGCGGCTTCAACTACAAACGTAAGCAACTCCGCAAAGAAACCACTAACTTTGTCGTCTGCCACACTTGCTTTGATGGGCGCTTCGACTTAAAGAACCACCCACAAAACTATTCAGCGAAGCCCCGCCGCGAACTCCTTCCAGTACCCGATGGGCGCGCCCAGCAAGACCTTACTGTGTACCTTACCACCGAAGCTGGTGGCTACCTACTCACTGAGACGGGCGACCAAATCATCGTTACAGGTGTGGTGTGGACTCCCTCTCAAAGCGTGCCGTCGTGAGGCCCATCATGGATATGCAAATGTTGTTCGACTTCATCTCCAAATTCATATGGCCTCTCGCTATTGCGTACGCGGCTTACATCCACCGGGAGCTTGTCGCCGTGAACCAGAAGATCGAAAAAATCCACGACGAACACCATCGGCACGTAGCCCAGGTGAACAAGGACTTTGCTACCCGCGAGGTAGTCAGCGAACTCGAAAACAAACTCACAACGGTCCTTAATCGGATCGACGACAAAGTAACACGAATCCTTCAGGAGCGCAAGTAATGCCCTCTACATACGATCCCCTTCTAAGGCTTGAGCTTCAGGCTACTGGCGAGAACGCCACCACCTGGGGCACTAAGACCAACAACAATCTCCAACTCATCGCAGCAGCTATTGCGGGCGTAGCTACCGTCAGCGTGTCTAGTGGCGACACCACCCTCTCGACTGCCAACGCCGCAACCGACCAAGCCCGCTCGGCGATCCTCCTCGTTCAGGGCACTCTGACCGGCAACGCCAACATCATTGTGCCCTCCGAACCCAAAACCTACGCCATCATCAGGGGCACGTCGGGCGCCTTCGACATCATCGTCAAGAACGCAGGCACGGGCGCCACCCTTCCCACTACCGGCAACGAACTCATCATTTGCACCTCCACCACCTGCTACGGCCTTGTCGGCGCTCTTGACTCACGCATCGCCGCAGTCTCCGCTTCGGTGTCGGCGCTTCAGGTCCAAGTCAATGCTGTCTCCGCTTTGACCTCGTCGCTTGATGCGCGTATCGCGGCGGTCTCGGCGTCCGTCTCAGTTATCAACACGCAGCTTGCCGCTGTGTCCGCTCTCGTCAGCACCATCAACAGTCTTGACATCCGTGTCATCGAGTAACCATGTCAGCATCGCTGCAAGACCAAAAACTTACTGAACTGAATTTCAAGGTCGGCGTCTACAAAGAAAAGACGCAACTCGACGCTACTAGCTATTGGACCGACGCCGACAAAATCCGCTTCCGTTTCGGGCGCCCCGAACTCATGGGCGGTTGGCAGCGCGTCATCGACCCTTCGCAGGACGGCAAAATCTTCGGCGTCCCCCGTCTCCTCGATACCCTTCGCAATCGTCTTGGCCAGGCTGCTGCCTTCATTGCCACCAATGCGGGCGCCTTCTCAAGCGAACTATCGACCTTCTACAACATCACGCCCCGTGTCACAACTGTCGCCTCCTCCAACATCCTCTCGACTACAGCAGGCTCCACCAACGTCGTCGTCTCCGTATCGGCGCACGGCCTTACCAATGGCACCCTCGTCGAAGTAGTTTCGGCGGGCACAACCATTGGTGGCAATATCCTTATCAATTCGCCTGCGTCCACGACTGCCACCTTCCAAGCCAGCGTCATCGATTCCAACAGCTTCGCTATCAACGTAGGCACAACTGCCGCTGCTACCTCGGCTGGGACAGGCGGCTCGGTCACATTAGGCTTCAACTACAATGCGGGCACTACGTCCACGCAACTTCAAGGAGGCTGGGGTACGGGCGCTTGGGGCGGCAACTTCGGCTGGAACGAATCTCTCGCCAGCTTCCCGGCTCCCTTGCGTCTGTGGTCTGCCGATTTGTGGGGCAGCGACATTATGGCGATTCCTTCCAAAGGCCCCCTCATGTATTGGAACACAAGCGCAGGCATCACCGAACGCATGACCATCGTCACAGCGGCGCCCTCCGTCAATCAGATTGTGCGCGTCGCCTCTGAAGCCCGGCACGTTCTCCTGTACGGTACGCACGACGTCAGCGGCTCCTATGACCCGCTCCTCATCAGGTGGTGTACCCAAGAAGACTTCACGGATTGGACGCCCTCCAACATCAACAATGCGGGCGACTATCCGCTGCCCAGCCGTGGTTCCGAAATCCGGGCCGTCAATCGCGTCGGTGACAAGACCGCTATCCTGACCGACAACGACCTATACATCCAAGCCTACATTGGCGGCAACGACGTCTTTGGTTTTACGGCGGCAGGCGAAAACTGTGGCGTCATCTCTCGCAATGCGGCAATCGAATACGGCGGCGTCCTCTATTGGATGTCAAACAACGGTCAGTTCTATCAGTACAATGGTCGGGTCGCCCCACTGCCCTGCACTGTTCTGCGCTTTATATACGATAATCTCGACGACAACAACCTCGAAAAAATCTATGCGGGCACCAATTCCACCTTCGACGAGATCATTTGGTTCTATCCGTCGACCGCCAGCACCAATAGCGAGAACGACCGCTACGTCATCTACAATACGCGCGAGCAGCACTGGACTATTGGCACCATGACCCGCACGGTCTGGGAAGACAGCGGCACTTTCCAATACCCCCTTGCCATCAACGCCGCCCCGTCCGACCTCTACTACCAAGAGTACGGCTACACCGCCGACACCTCCGCCATGGGCGCCAACTTACAGTCCGCCTACTTCGATATGGAAGACGGCAACCGCATCATGTTCGCCAACAAATTCTCGCCCGACTTCAGCAACCTTTCCAACAACACTCCTTACTCCGGCACCCTCGCGGTTTCGTTGCAGGCGCGCAAGTATCCGGGTGGCGATGTCACCACCAAGGGTCCCTTCCCTGTAACAGGCACCACCCAAAAGGTCTCGACCCGCTTGCGTGGCCGCGAGATCGCCATCCAAATCCAATCCTCCACCTCCTCGGATGTGCCGTGGCGCATGGGTCAATTCCGCCTTGCCATCGAAGCTGATGGCCTGAGATGACCCGCCGCATATCTTCTCGCTCCCTGCCAGCCGCGCCCGCCTCCTGGGACGACTCCTCCCGCGATGCCTGGAACAAGCTCACCAAAGTGCTGGAGCAGAGCGACCTCTTCGACCTAGGCCGACGCTCGCGCCCGCTATTTGTG